TCAAGTGAAGAATTATCGGGCTTCCGAGGGGCGCGTGGTGCAAATCCCGTATAAAGGGCTTGTGGAACACACCATTTCCGACATTTTGGGGGGAATTCGTTCAACCTGTGCCTATGTTGGGGCAAAAAATCTCGTGGAACTGCATGAAAAGGCGAAATTCATTCAAGTGAACACGCAATTGAATCGTAGTTTAGAACAATACACCATCTGACAATGATCACACATGAAAGAATTGTTCAATGGATGAATGTTGTCCGGGAGGAGATGAATTCCCCCGAACAATTTCGTGTTTTAGAGAATTTTTGGGAAAGTCAACTACGCAGTAAAATGTGGTTGATTGAAAAAATCAATGAGCATTGTTTATTATTTCCTGGATCACACATTTACATTGTTGGCGGATGGTATGGTGTGCTAGGACAATTATTATATGAAGCCATTCCAGGTGTTCGGGTTACATCCGTGGATAAAGATGCAAAGTGTGCTGAGTTTGGTACTCGTTTGAAATTACCGGACGATGACATTGAATTCATCACCGCAGATATGCAACACTTCACAGAATATTCACCTGATACAAGGTTGGTGATAAACACCTCGACTGAACATGTCACACAAAACACGTTTGATAGTTGGATGCATAATGTTCCAAGCAATGTAAATGTGGTGTTACAAGGAAACAATTTCTTTGAATGTCCAGAACATGTGCGGTGTGCATCATCATTAATTGAATTTCAACAACTAAATAAAATGACTGAAGTGAAATTTGCAGGACACCTTGACTGTACACAATTCACACGATACATGACGATAGGTAAAAAAATATGCAAACAGAATTGAAGTTCTATCACACATTAGAACATTCTCAGGATAATTTTAAAGATTGGTTTGTTGTAAATTGGTGCCTTGGAAATACATGTAGTTATGCATGCAGTTATTGCCCAAGCGTATTGCATGATGCTTCTACGCCATGGCCAACACCTGAAACAATTAAATCTTTTATTGATAAGGTTCATGCACATTACAATCCTAAAAAATTATATTTTGAATTTACTGGTGGTGAAGTTACAATGTACAAGCATTTCATTGATATTTGTAAATACTGCTATGATAAAGGTATCAAGGTAGGATTGATTAGCAACGCCAGTAGAACACTTCGTTGGTGGGAAGAAAACAAACAATATTTTGATCATGTGTGCTTGAGTTTTCATTCTGAATTTGCTGATCCAGATCATTTTATTGATATTGTCAAATCCACACACATGGATTTAAGAACTCATGTAAACATTATGATGCACCCCGACAAGTTTGATGTGTGTATGGATGTAGCAAATAGAGTTGTTGATCTGGGTAATACTTCGATTGCACTACAGCCGTTGATTGTAGATTTCGGAGAAGAGCTGTATCCGTATACTCCTGAACAACAGGAAGTATTTGATAATCAATATAAACTAAGTGAGCGAATAAAATATACAAAGCCGTTTCCTTACTACCGCGGAGCAATGAAAATGATGCATGATGATGGTACCAGTACTATCCAGGCTGCTCATAGATTTATTGCCCAAAAAACAAACGATTGGAGCGGCTGGAATTGTGAAATTGGTAGAGAACAATTAGTAGTAGATATGGATGGATCAGTTCTTGGCGGATGGTGTAGAGTTGGCGGAGTACTAGGAAATATCAACGATGAAGATTTTAAGTTTCCAACAAAGTCAACCCTATGTAATAAAACTATGTGTCATTGTAACTTTGATATCATGTGCACTAAAACGAGAAGTGATGTAAAGAGTAGCCGCGAACTTACAGTCGTATGAGTACTATTTTTGCATTAATTATTTCAATATGAGGAAATTATGATAGATGATGTCAATACCAATAAGCAATTTCGTTTATATGATGAGCAAGGAAATTTTATTCGTGTTAGTATAGATGAGACCATAGCACGAGGACTAAATTATTGGGAAAATTGGTCATGTAGTGCGGGAACTCGTGGATTATATATTGATTATGATGGAAATCTGTGGAGATGCAATACTGCTAGCTCAAAATTAGATAGATTTAATTTTGATGAATGGTTTAAAGTTGTTGACGATTACTATGCCCGAAATCCACATGTAGAGAAGTCAGGCGACTGGAGAAATAAAACACCACCTGAACTTGGAAATGCATATCGCAAAACAGCTAATGCATTTAGTAAGCCTTTATCTATAACAAACACAGAGAATATTGAAAAGTACCCAGGATTTTTAGGAAATATAGATGAGGATTTTATAGTTCCTAAGGATTGGTTTACATGTCCATGGAAATCTTGCGGGTGTGGCGCAGATGTAATTTTGTCTAAAGTAAAGGATAAAAAATATCTTCCACTTCTTGCAGTTAGCAATCAAGGATACTACGGAAAAGATCAAACGACAAATAACCAAATACAAGAAATTGATGAATCTGTAGCGGTAGAAATGAACTTTCCGATTGAGTATCAGATATTGTGGGATATAGGTCGTCGTTGTAACTATAGTTGCTCATATTGTTGGACCAGTGTTCATAACAAGACAAGTCCGCACCTAGATTTCGATGTTGTTAAACAAACAACAGATAAATTAATTAGTCAATTTTCTAAAGGTGACACCATTAGGTGGAATTTTGGCGGTGGCGAGCCAACACTACATCCTCACTTTATTGAGTGGATGAGATATTTGAAGGAAAGAAATCAATGGACCATGGTGACAACTAATGGGTCACATACACCTAAGTTTTGGGCGGAGTGTGTAAAATACATGAACAGCATTAACCTGAGTGCTCATTTTGAAGGTATAAAAGAAGAACGTTTTATTGAGAATGCTAAGATAATATGCGATCATTTTGATGAACATAATGATGACCATTGGTTGGAAATTAAACTTATGACACCCCCCGAATCAATTGAACGAGGCCTTCAATTGAAGGAAGAAATTTTAAAAAATACTAGTATTTCACTACCCGGTGCGAATGGCCGTATCAAAGGTGTTTTAAGTCTAGTACCAATTCGTTCGATAGGAGACAGTGGTGTAGTTGTAGAATACACTAATGAACAATTAAAATTACTACAAAATCAATGATTACAATTAAAGAAATTAACGAGCTTGGCGTTATGTCGAGTATAGAAGATTTAATACTTGAAGAGGCCATATTAGAAATTCATGCCCCTAAAAATATTTTAGAAATGGGATTAGGGGGCGGAGGGTGGTCTGTATTTGCCAATGCTCGCACTAGAGCAAAAATTATTGGTATTGAAAATTTTGATTACGCAAAATATAAAATTGGCTATGGCTATGGTCACGATTGGATAGATAATATAAACGAGTTACAAAATAAGCTACAAACTAATGACATCACTATTAAAACTGATGTAACTCAAATACCTAGGGATATTATTTTTGACTTAGTTCGTTTGGATTGTTTGGATCAAGAAAAAGATATAGAAGAATTTTGGAATTATATTTTACCCCAAACTTCAGATGCAGCATTATTTTTTGTGGATGATGTAATTCCGTGCATTGCAGTTTTTAGACTTGTAGTTATGATGAAGTTGTGTGAGAGGAAAATCTTAAAACCTGTTTGGATGGGTAATAAAGAGGGTGTGTGGTGTAAATATTCCTACGATTGTAGTTGGATACAACAACACCTCGTTGAAAATAATTTCAGAGTTCAAGAGTCTTGCTTATCTATTGCCGATGAACCACAAAAATTTTTAATTTACGTACCATGAAAAATACATTTTGTCCAATACCTTGGAATCATATAGGAATCCATCAAAATGGAAGATTTAAAATATGCTGCCAATGTATTCATCCTCCTTTCGGTCACATGACTGAAAATGACCAGTTGATAAAGATACAATCGCACACAATTGACGAAGCTAGAAATTCCAAAGAAATTAAAATTCTTCGGCAAAATATGTTAAATGGTATCCAAGACCCTTTATGTAAATTGTGTTGGGATGAAGAGGCTACGGGATTGAATAGTAAAAGAAAATTTATCAATTCAGTGTACCCACATCTTTATGAAAAAGCTAAAGAAAAGACTTCACATGATGGTAGTATTGATACAACTGAATTTCCAGTACAATATTTTGATTTTAGATTTGGGAATTTATGTAATTTGAAATGTAGATATTGTGGTCCTATGGATAGTTCTTTATGGTATGGAGACTATTATAATTTACATGGCAATTCTTTCGGATCATATAACGGAAAAAATGAAAGTTATACCATACAACCCAAGGGAAATGCCTGGGAGGTAGATAGTTCAGATTTTGATTGGCATTTAGATGAAAAATTTTGGGAACATGTAAAAACTATTCTTCCTTACGTAGATAGATTCTATTTCACGGGAGGAGAACCCATGATTAATAAAAGTCATGTTAAAATGTTAGAGTTATGTGTGGAATTGGGGTTATCAAAAAATATTGCTATAGAATATAATTCTAATATGATTGCAATACCAAATAAAATGTATGACTTATGGAAGGATTTTAATACAATACACATCGGGTGTAGTATTGATGCTGTTGGTCCTTTAGCTAATTATTTAAGATTTCCAACCGATTGGGAAAAAGTAGAAAAGAATCTTGATAAGTTAGGATACTGTGATTTGCCGAATATAACAGCTGCTATTTCTACAACCATTAGTATTTTTAACATTTATCATTTCTTAGATATAATAGAATGGTTACAAAATAAAAATTACGACAAAATATACCATTTACCGCATTTTCATATGTTGGTTGGTCCATCTAATATGAACGTTCAAATTCTTCCAGATGAAGAAAAGCAAAACATTGAAGAAACATATAAGAATTTTGCCATTTCTAATTCAAATATAAAATTTGAAGAATTGTATGGAAACATTTTGACGTTTATGAAAACTAATCCTGGTTCAGATACGATACTTAACAATCTTAAAACACATACACAAAAATTGGATTCTTTGCGCGACCAAACTTTAGAAAAAGAATTACCTTGGTTATATAACATTCTTGAAAAATAACTTGACATCTATATGGTTTCATGCTATATTACAGGTGAACTCTTAGCGGAGAACATATGAACAATATTTTCGAACAACTCGCAGCCACTCCAAGTCGCCTGGAAAAGGAATCCATTCTCCGCACCAATGTGGATGATGTATTGCTTCGCCGGGCGATTTTTCTTGCATTGGATCCATACACTCAATTTTTCATTCGGCGCATTCCAGCATACACCACCAATGCAGGTGAGCATGTACTCACGTTGGAACAGGCGCTGTTGGAATTGCAGAAACTTTCTTCTCGGCAACTCACAGGGAATGCTGCTTTCCAGCATTTACATGAGATGTTGGAATCGTTGCCCGCTGATGATGCCAAGGTGATTGTCCGTGTCATTGAAAAAGATTTACGGTGTGGTGTCTCAGAAGCCACAGTGAATAAAATCTGGCCTGGATTGATTCCCACATATCCTGTGATGTTGGCATCAGGATATGATGAGCGTGTCATGGCAAAAATGCAATATCCTGCCTTGGCGCAATTGAAACTTGATGGCATGCGCTTCAACGCCATTGTCCATCAAGGATCTGTTGAGCTAAGGTCTCGAAATGGAAAAATCATTCAATTGCACGGACATCTGGAGGAAGAATTTGTCAGTTTAGCCAAGAAACTATCCTATGTGAATAAAACAGGTGATGTTGTGTTTGATGGTGAACTTGTTGTGCGTGATAACACAGGTATCATGAATCGTCAAAAAGGAAATGGCATCTTGAACAAGGCGGTGAAAGGTACTATTAGTGAAACTGAGGCAAGCATGGTGCATGCAACCATCTGGGATGTTATTCCTTGGACTGCGTTCAAGCTGGGATTTTACAATCAATATTACAAGGAACGGTTTGGTATTCTTCGTGATGCGGAACTTCCAGATAAAATTTCCTTGGTGGAAACATTTGAAGTAACTTCTGAGGATGCAGCGCGAATTCATTTTGAACGATATCTTGCAGAAGGGCAAGAAGGCATCATTCTCAAGGATGGGTGGGGATTATGGGAGGACAAACGCACCAAGTCACAAATTAAATTCAAAGGTGAGCTGGAATGTGATTTGTTGTGTGTGGCCTGGCAAGAAGGTACTGGAAAAAATATTGGTCGAATGGGAGCCCTGGTGTTAACATCGTCTGATGCAATGATTCAAGTGAATGTGGGTACGGGGTTTTCGGACGAACAGCGTGATAAATACACCAAGGAAACCACCGTTGGTAAGATTGTGGCAATTCGATACAATGCACGAATTCAAGACAAGAAAACCGGGCAACACAGTTTGTTTCTTCCTGTTTTTCTTGAATTGCGTGAGGATAAAGATGTTGCTGACGCTTCACCTAACATCAAGTAGAGGATGGTATGTCAAAACATGAAGAATACAATCAAGCATTAGAGGATTATGCGCAGGAACGCATCAACTATGTGTTTCTTGATATTCACGAGGACCTGGATAACATTGAAAAAACATTGGACACGGAAGCATCCAAGATGTTACTCCACTGGGTCCGTGACAGCATCACCAAGATTTCAGAACATTACAAATCATAAATAAAAATATATGCCAACATATGAATATCTCTGTGACACATGTGATCATTATTTCACAAACAATCTCAGTATCTCACGAATGAATGAACCGGAGGGTGACCCTTGTCCCAATTGCGCTGAACTGAATATCAAGAAGGTTATGATGACAGCTCCTGCTATTGGTGATGCAGTTCGTTTACACGTTCGTCGCCCTGACGAAGGTTTCAAAGACGTTCTCCGGAAAATTCATGATCAGACACCTGGTTCTAGAATTAAACAAAACAGTAGTTTCATTTAAACAACATGTACGTTGTTTCACCTCCGGTGGGGCTTATGCCTCATCGGAGTTTTTTTACCTCTAACCCAAGCGAGCATAGCATGTCACGTAAAAAGCGCCTCAAACTTGTGTCATCGGAAACCTACATCTGCCCAGAGGAAGAATCTAAACACAAACTACGAATTACTGACCTGAAAACCATTTATCCGCTCACTCACAACCAGGAGACATTTTTCAATTTCTATAACAAAGGCACAAAGGCAATATTGCTTCATGGTGTAGCTGGTACAGGAAAAACATACATTGCCATGTACAGTGCGTTTCAAGAAATTTTACAACCCGAGACGGATTACAAAAAAGTGATTGTTGTGCGATCAGCAGTTCCCTCGCGCGACATCGGATATCTACCAGGCACAGAAAAGGAAAAAGTTGAGGTGTATGCACAACCCTATCAAGAAATTTGCACCGATCTGTTTCCTCGTTTTGGCGACAAGGCATATGCCAAGCTCAAAGAACAAAGTTTAATCACATTCATGGTCACATCCTATGTTCGTGGATTGACATTGGACAATTCCATTGTGATTGTGGATGAAGCACAAAACATGAATGATATGGAATTGAATAGCATCATGACTCGCGTGGGAAATAACACCAAAATAATTTTCTGTGGAGATTTTCGGCAAACCGATTTATGTAAACGTACCGATTTATCAGGCTTGAAAAAATTCATGGCAATTGCCAATCATATGCCAACATTCCGACATGTTGAATTTGATGTTGAGGATATTGTGCGTAGTGCTTTGGTGAAAGAATACATATTGGCAAGATTGATGTATGAGGACATGATGATTGCTTGACAAACAACACATGTTGATGTAGATTTACATCATGAAAACATTCACACATGCCCCAATTACAATAGAAGAAATCTCAGCCACTACTGGTGCTGATGGGAATAGAGTGTATCAAACACCCGATGGTAAACTCTATCCCTCAGTCACCACGGTGTTGGCTGAACATAGCAAAAAAGGTATCCTGGAATGGCGCCAGCGGGTGGGTGAGGCGGAAGCCAATAAAATATCCCGGCAGGCAGCAACCCGTGGAACAAAAATTCACGGTGTTGTGGAGCAGTATCTTCGAAATGAATCCATTACAGAAAAAATATCGTTGTTGGACAAAGAAATGTTTGAGGTGATTCAACCAGAATTACATAAGATAGATAACATTCGTGCTCAAGAAGTGGGATTATGGTCTCACCATTTGCGTCTGGCAGGGCGGGTGGATTGCATTGCCGAGTATGATGGCAAACTAAGTATCATCGACTTTAAAACGGCACGGAGAGAAAAGGATGTTGACCATATTCAGCATTACTTCATGCAAACGGCAGCCTACGCCATTATGTTTGAGGAACGCACTCAGATTCCTATAACCAATTTAGTGATCATCATTGCCGTTGATGATGGGATAGTTCAAGTGTTCAAAAGCAAGCGAGATCATTTTGTAGAACAGTTGTTGTATTACCGAGATTTGTACGAAGTTTATAAATAATACGTAGGATGGTAGTACAATGTCTTGATGAAATATGTCTCGGACGCGGGTTCGATTCCCGCCATCTCCATCCTGAGGGGATGACATGGTCTCGACGGGGTGTAAACTAACTCAGGAACGCTACACGATAGGCGACTGCCGTAAGCAGAGCACAACATTCAAATGACAACTCATATATGTCATATGCTAACTCTTACGCCTTAGCTGCGTAATCTAGTTAACCGGGTTCGGGGGGTTCCTGGGAACAGAATACCCCTCACACATTGCCTTTATGAAAATACATATACCTGAAGATTGCACACAAATCAATGTTTTAGTTTCTGGTGGAGCAGATAGTGCTCTACTTTTATATTTACTTGTTTTGGAAAACAAAACAAGAAATTTGCCTATTGTCTGCTATGGCATGGTGAAAAGTAAGAATCTATTTCATATAGAAAATGTTGTGCAATGGATCAGTGACAATTTACATGTGCAATGCCGGGTTCAGATAACAGAGAAATTCTTTTTTATTCGAAAATTCGTAGAAAGCATTTTATTAATTTCTGAATCAAACAGTTATGTGTTTTCTGCATGCAACAAAGTGGTGGAAAATCAATTCACCCCCACCCGGTATATTGCAGGTGACACCCCTCCTGTCCGCGGTCCGGCGTTTAACGAGATGCATGTGAGACCGTTCATCGACATGGATAAAATAGAGGTGTGTGAATTGTACAAACATCATCATTTACAGGATCTGTTTTTAAAAACACACTCATGTGGTACAGACATCCATGACCATTGTGGGGAATGTTATTTTTGTCTGGAAAGAGCCTGGGGTGTTGACAATTCCGGGCTATTTTCCATCGGCATTTCTCACGCACTATAAATAATTAAAACTTCAGGAGTTCCAATGCCAATATTCAATGTAGCGTATGACAAGACCACAAATATTGATGAATTGTTATCCAATTTATCACTGCAAAATGCAAATGTTGTAAAACATTTACAAAACATCAGACTGCTAACGGTTGAATGTTCAACAGCAGAACACATTTCAGCAATACCAGGTGTGGTTGCAGTAGATGCCGATGGTGATATCACCCCGAATTTAGCCACTGACATTTGGCATAAACTTCGGGTGTGTTCTGCATCATTGCCTATGCGAGACACGTATATTACAAAAAATTTAGGGGATGCTGTGGTGGTGTATCTTGTGGATTCTGGCATAACCATCTCAGAAGAATTGAATGAAGCCACTATTGAAAATTTATACAGTTTCTCTGATACGTATACTGATGATATCAATCATGGAACAGCATTGGCAGCATTAATTGCAGGAAAAACGCTAGGTGTTTCACCAAATTGTATTGTGAAAAATGTAAAGATTGCCATGAACACAAGTATGCCAGTCAGTGAGCTGCTGACAGCGTTTGATGCTATTTTAGCGGATCATACAACAGGTGTCAGTGTGGTGAATTGTTCTTGGGTGGTGGCCAAGAATCAAATCTTGGATTTGAAAATTCAAGAATTGCAAGATGAAGGATTGGTAGTTGTTGCCGCTGCAGGCAATGATGTACTTGCTGCCAACGACTTTTCTCCTGTGGGATTGGACACGGTGATGGGTGTTGCCGCGGCGGATTCTTTTGATAGAGTTATCAATTGGGGACCCAGTTCAGGTAGCAACTGGGGACCTGAAGTTGATATCACGGCGCCAGGCATTGATGTGAGTGTGATATCTAATACTGGACAAATTGCAGAAGCATCCGGGACATCTCTGGCAGCGGCAATAACATCAGGTGCCATTGCACAATTTATAAAAGAATATCCCACCTTCACTGCAAATCAAATCAAGGCGGAAGTAACATCCAAGGGATTGCAGGACTTGTTGTTTAGAAATGAATCAATATATGGGACCACTCCGAATGTGTTGTTGCGGTGTCCTACTCCCGAAGCAGCTACACTTTTTGATGGAACTCCCGCATCAGCTGATGCCAAGAAAGGTGTAACAACAACAGCAACCATTGTACACACGGATGATGTATCAGAAATTACTATAAATGATATTGTAATTAATGGAACCCTTCGTCGGTGTTTTGATTGGGTTGCTATAACTGGTAGCACATTACAATTTACACCACCTGCGGATTTTCCTTCAGCAACATATGTTGTGATGTATTCAGGAAAAAACTCATCACACCAACAAATTGCATATGGTGTTATGTTAGTGAATGTGTTTACAAATGATGTGTCGGAATTAGCATCTGGTGAAAGATATTTCACACTAGAAGAAAATGGCGTGGTTGTAGTAAAACCAGCATCATGTATATCCTATGTCAGTTGCCCGAATGGAAATGAGTGTTTCGATAATAATAAAGGTGGATTTTGTGGATGCTCTAGTGGGAGTTGTGCTGATTCCTAATATATAAGTTGTTGAAAGCACACATATAAATCCTTGCAACACTTGACATTGTGTTGCAAGGATTGTATATTTAAATATAGGAGGTACTATGAAAACACTTATCATGTCTGTTTGTCTAGGAGTGTTGGTTTCAATTCCAAACACCCTGAAACACCCCCCAGTTCCCGCAAAACCATTCAAGGTGATTTCTGAAAAAGAATTGACCTGTTTGGCAAAAAATATTGCGTATGAAGCACCTGATGAATCGTATGAAGGAAAACTGGCAGTGGCCACGGTCACCATGAACCGTGTACGCAGTCGATCATTTCCCAAAACAGTATGTGGTGTTGTGTACCAGAAAAATCCACGTGGATGCCAGTTTTCATGGACCTGTGGTCCTCGAGGCAAGCTGGAGAAAAATATCTATGCGGAATCCAAAAAAATTGCCCATGATGTATTGACAAAAAACATCCGACTAGTTAGTATTAAGAATGCGTTATATTTTCATAATACAACGGTTACACCCAACTGGGATTTCGCCCGACCTATTAAGAAGATAGGTAATCATATTTTCTATGTGGTAAAAACTAATGAAAGCAGAACAAGCAAAGCCGTCCTCTAAAGTTATAACCTTGGAATATCTCACAACCCGAGATTTCACAAGTTCATCTGAATTTTCTTTGTTTGTTGAAAAGCAATCCATTAAAAGAAACATTGGCTGTTTAGAAGCACTCCTGGAATATTGTGCTGAAAAGAATATTGAACCCGTGGCGGTTGCCAGTTTCATAACAAGTTCGTTGAAAGAAAAAATTCGCGCGGAAGCTGAAGAAATGAACCTGTTGAAAAAAACTGCTAAACTTCCTGTATGACTGTTGATGATGCATATAAAATTTACACAGCATTAAGATTGCATTTCACCACTGATAATTTTGATATCAGAAATGGTATCCGACCGAAAACTCCCAAGGCAGGAGTGAAAGAGAATTTCCGAAAGAAATTGGAACAAATGATGAAACAGTACAATTATGATACTGAATCACTTGTGGGATTTCTGGTGTCTAATTTCTTGAATGGAAGTGAGTGGGGGGCCATTTTTGAACCTTCTGGGCATGACACCTATTTGGAATGGAAGAAGATTCAAGAAAGTTTAACATACACTTTTCGTCAGGATATGGAATATCTGGCAACACAAGTGATGTTGCCTCAAGATTTATGGGTGTGTACCAATCAACATCCCATCATCCTGAAAGCATATTGTGGTAAAAAATGTCATCTAGAAACACTTGTTATTCTAAATAAATTGTATAGATTTAATAGTGAAGTAGATGAGAAACTTGTTCTGGATCCTGTGTGGAGTTCCGTATCCAGAACCATATACAAATATTCACCTTTCATTAAAATAGACAGGGACAAATTTTCCATGATTGTGCAAAAAGCATTTTATGAGTAAGCGATATAATGATCGGGATGAGGATGATTCATTTCATCACAAGACACCCAAAAGGTTTGAAAAGGATGTGTTCAGTAAGCATAAAAAAGCCGTTTATGATTTGATTGACAATGATGAGGATGATGAAGAAGATTACTTCACAGAAAATTATTCTCATGATGAAGATTTTGAGGAAGAATAACATCATGGCAGGACCCCGTAGCACATACAGCGTTTCATACACCGTTATACAAGGAGATACACATGTCATTCAGTAGTTTATCCGATTTACGCAAGTCACGTGGCAATTTCGATTCACTCATGAAGGAAGTTGAAAAGATTGCCAAGCCCGCTTCTGGAGAGCGTCGTGACGATGACCGTTTATGGTCACCGGCTGTTGATAAGGCAGGAAATGGGTATGCCGTGATTCGGTTCCTTCCTCCGAGCAAAGGAGAAGAACTTCCCTGGGTTCGTGTTTGGAATCATGGATTCCAAGGTCCGTCAGGTCGTTGGTACATTGAGAACAGTCTTACAACTCTGAATCAAGCAGATCCTGTGTCGGAGTTGAATAGTGAATTGTGGAATTCTGGTCTTGAAGCAAACAAGGAAATTGCACGTAAGCAAAAGCGAAAGCTCACGTATTTTTCCAACATTCTTGTGATCAAGGATTCAGCAAATCCTCAGAACGAAGGCAAGGTGTTTCTGTACAAGTACGGAAAGAAAATCTTTGACAAGGTCAAGGACATCATGCAGCCGCAGTTTGAGGATGAAGCACCCGTGAATCCGTTTGATTTCTGGAAGGGCGCCAACTTCAAGTTGAAGATTCGCAATGTCGAAGGATATCGCAATTATGACAAGTCGGAATTTGATACCACTTCAGCAATTGCTGAAGATGATGATGCCATTGAAATGATTTGGAATCAGCAGCATTCACTGAATGAATTTGTGGATGCCAAGAATTTCAAGAGTTATGATGAATTGAAGAAGAAGCTGGATGTGGTACTGAAGGGCATGCCAGGTTCTGGCTCCACGGCTGATAAGATTTCAGAAAGTCGGATGGAGAATGAACCCACCATGGAGGCGGCTGTTCCGCGAACAGCACGAGCACCTCAGCCTCAATCAGTGGCTCCTGAGGAAGATGACAATGACACACTCAGTTATTTTTCAAAGCTAGCACAAGATTGATGCCATGGAAAGGGGGAACATAAAGTTCCCCCTTTTTGTTTTATAGTATGCGAGTCATTCGCCTATCTTGATATCGAAGAAAACTATTGTCATTTGTTCGTACAGGTGGTGCATAGGAAGTATCTTTTCCACCTGATGTGGCGGGCGCCGCGTTGTTGGTAACAACATTGTTCACCACAGGTGGCATAGCAGAACTTTGTTGTTTTCCTGCCTGAGTCATGGCGGAATTTTCCACAGAAGCTATAGTTTGCCGTTTTTTTCCTTCAACTTGTGCAACTGCTGGTGCAAGTTGTCCGGGTATATTACCCATAGCTGATGCTGCCTCGGTACCACCCGCTGCCGCCTCAGCATCACCCGCACCTTCTGCCGTGTCCATGGCAGTTTTCACATCGCGCACAGCCAAACCAGCATCAAGGGCAATACTAGCTGCTGTTCCGGCGCCAGGCACCATGCTGGCAGCACCTGACGCCACTTCAAGGGCAGCACCCTTGAAATCTCCAGACATGGCACGTTGGATACCAAAGCCAAGGCCTGCTATCAACCCAATAACAGGGATTTTTTTCAACAGTGACTTTCCAAGAGCCTTGGTTCCCGCTTTCACTACTGCCTTTTTTACTACGGTCTTAGATGCTGCTTTGGTTGCTGCTTTAACAGCAGTTTTTTCAGCTGTTTTAACAGCAGTTTTTTCAGCCGTTTTAACAGCAGCCTTTCCAGTTAATAACTTTCTAAGCCCGCCGATTCCCTTACCAAGCAAGCCTCCGGCAAGCCCGCCTATACCGCCCCCTATACCGCCCCCTCCACCACCTGACTTTTCCATGCTTCCTTGCACAGGAGTTTTTTCTGTATCTTTATCTATACCAGAGGATGTGAACCGAGCTTCGTCAAATGGATTCTGATCAATTTTAGATACATCACGCAATGTGTTCGGGTTGGCTTCCACAGATGTGTTGGCAGGTGCAGTGGATGCTGGCGCGGAAGTAGTTGGTGCTTTGGCTTTGGCTGCAGCAATTTTTGCAATCATTGCATCATCAAATCCTTGTTTTTTCAAGAATTCATTTTCTTTAGGGGTCACCCCGCCG